AGGGTGACCTACGCCGCGGCGATCTCGCAGATGCCTGATGAGAGCAAAACGATATTAGATACCGGATATGTGAAAGAGGATATAGTGTAATGAAAGGTGTTAGAGGCGGATCGACAGCTTGCAGGCTACAGGAACCAACGCAGACCAAGACAGCGACGCTGGCGGATACAACAACGTGGGCGGACGTGACGACCTTCTATGGCTCTTTACAGCCAGTAACTGCAACAGAGAGCTTGATATACGAGCGCGAGGGCGTTGTCGCCACTCATAAAGTCTATGTTGGCAAAATTGGCGACCAGTATATTACTGACCTGAAGGCTAAGAATAGGATTGTAGTAGACAATCTCTGGAATCCGCTTGGCTCATTGACTTATGACATAACGGGTGTTGAGCCGTGGCGGACGCGTACAGGGAAGCAGCTACACCATTTCAAGCTGGCGTTGAAGGTGATTGAATGATGGCAAAGATAAACTGGTATGGCAGAGACGTTGAGCGGGTTGTCCATACTGAAGCTGCTGCAAAGATGCACAAGATTGGCATGATTGTGGCTGCTGACGCCAAGAGATTTATTGTTGAGATGAAGGCGGTCAAATCAAGCAGGCTGCTGAATAGCATCGAGGAAGAGACAGACGAGGCTAAGTTGATCACCCGCGTCGGCGCGTATAGTCACGCCGGGGCTGAGGTTGACTACGCTGGCTACGTCTTTTTGGGGACGCACAAGATGCCCGCCCGACCTGCGCTCAGGATGGCTCTTGAGAAGAATAGAGGCACTATCGAGAGGATATTGGCATAATGGATATAAGCGCATTAAAGACAGCGATAGCAACGAGGTTCGCGGCAGAGAGTACGTTTGCGACGGCGCTTACTGGCGGCTTGCACTGGCTGAAGGGGCGGCAGAATCCGACTTATCCTTACGCTGTGTATTTTGAGATCGCTAACAGTCCTGTCTATACCTTCGGCCAGGTGTCAGAGGTGACGGTTATCCAGTTTAGCATCTTTGACTACGACCCGGAGGACATAAATAATGACGCAACGCTTAACGATTGTTTCACCAAGCTGACTAACTGCTTCGACTTATGCGACTTGACGGTGAGCGGATACAGCCATATTCAGATGATACGCGAGCTGGATCACGAGATGCAGACAGAGGATGATATTTTACAGCACACAGTTGACTATAGGATACAAATACAAAAAAGTCGATAACGAAAGGAGCAAATGATGCTAGGACAATTACAAAATAATGTACCAACTATCGCGGCGGTAATGATCGTCAAGGATGAGGAAGCCAATATCAAGAAATGTCTGGATAGCATACACAATTACGTTGACCAGATAGTGATTGTCGATACTGGCTCGACTGATGACACCATGAAGATCGCCCGCGAGTATCCGAAGGTGCAGCTATTCGAGCATCCGTGGAATGATAGCTTTTCGGAGGCGCGTAATGAATCAATACGCCTTGCCGAAGAGCATACTGACTGCGACTGGATATTTATATTCGATGCTGACGAAATGCTGATGAACGATACCGGGAAGCTAATCAGGCCGGTGTTGCTTGAAATAGAAAACAAAGCAGGTAGCGCAAATGCCATCAAGTGCAATATCATTAACTACTTGCAGGATGGGGAAGCCCGGCATCAGGCAGAGCGCATCTTCAGGCGTGGCAGGATCAAATACGAGAACAGGGCGCATAACCAGCCCCGATATAGAGGTGCGCCTTCGCTGTGTCCTGTCATTATATGGCATTGGGGATATGCGCTTGAAGAAACCGCTATGGCGGCAAAGCTGGCACGTACTGAGCGCTTGTTACAAATGCAGCTTGACGAGCGCCCTTATTCGCCATGTACGACCATGTTTATGATCAAGAACTACAGGGGGCAGCATCGATATAGCGACGTTATTGAGACTAGCAAGAAGTTTTATAGATACCTGATGGAAGAAGGCTTGACAATGACGCCGCAGATTGACCAGATAATCAGGACAGATACCATAGCGGCATACCAGCGCAGCGGCCAGCTTGATATAGCTACCAATCTGGCGCATGAATCAGCGCAGAAGTACCCAGAGAATCTGGACATGATCTGGCACGTATCGACGCTCTTCAGCATGACTGAGCAGTGGCAGCAGGCTATACTGGCGCATAACCAATTCCTGTATATGCGAGACATGGCAGAGCGCACTAACCATGAGATCAATATCGTCCAGAATAGCTGGGGATTTCGCGGCGCAGCCTACCACAATATATCGGCGGCATATAACCAATTGGGCGACTTGCCGAATGCGCTATGTGCAGCATGGTTAGCCACCCAGCTTGACCCCGAATGCGAGACGTATCAGGAATTGCTTTTGGCGATGTTCGAGAAGGCTGTTACTGGCGATATGAGTCCTGCCTTTGAGGAGCTAGGTATAGTTCACGACTTGAATAACTATCGCGGCTGCAAGTGTGGCGGTATATTCAGAAAGGATGGCAACAAAGACCGATGTGATAATTGCCTGAGTGCGGAAGCAGAGCTAAGTTTGGTGAAGCTGACTCAGGCAGAAGAAGGCCAATGATGGCCGCAAAAGGGAGCGCTTATGGAGGTAATACGAAATGGCAGCAGTATCAGGAACAGGTGGGTCTATAACTCAGGCGAGTATCCCTGCGGCTATAGGTATATCAAACTGGACGATCAATGATACCATAGATACCCACGACATAACAACTTTCGCCGACCTCGCTATAGCAAAATGGCTGGGCGGGATCAAGCGGTGGGCTGGAACGTTTGGCGGCAACTGGGAGGCAACGCAAACATTGGATGTAGGCGATGGCGCAGCAGCCAGCTTTCTTATGATTCTCGGCTCATCGGACATTTCAGGCACTATACTGGTAACTGGCTTGACTATCTCGACTAACGTAAATAGCCAGGTGACCGCTGAGTATACGTTTGTTGGGAACGGAACGCCTACTTACGGATCATAGAGGAGGCTGATCCAGCATGGCAGCAATAGCAGGGACAGTCGGCGCAGTTTACTGGACGCCGACATATACAGCAATAACTATATCATTTGTCGACGGCGGCGGCAGCGCGGATACTATACTGGATTCGGCAGATGGGTTTGTAACGGCTGGCTTTGTAGCTGCTAACGTCTATACAGTGACAGGCAGCACCAGCAATAACGACGATTTCACAGTCGATACGGTAGCGGCAGGCACATTAACTCTTGCAGCGGCAGAGACTCTTACGGTAGAAGCTGTGGGTGATACGGTGACTATAAAGGCGGCACTGCCCGGCGTTGTGCTGACGCAGTTCTTCAACTGGTCGCTGACTAACAGCGTAGAGGCCTTAGACTCAACCAACTTCTCTCATGTGGGCGTTGCGCATTATACCGCTGGTATATATCGCTGGACAGTTACGGCGGATAAATTCTGGAACGATTCAGCAGTGAACCAGCAGGCGTGGAAGGGCACTGACAAGACAGTCCAACTCTTTACGCGCTATAATGCAACGCCTACTACAACTAACGCGTACTATTTCACAGGCACTGGCCTGGTGGAAGGCATAAATATCGATGCGCCTGTTGAGTCATTGATAACGCAGAACATGACACTGGTAGGCAATGGTGCGCTGCCGATAGGCGTAACCAGAAGCACGGCATGGAAGACATAATAACCGAATAATGAAAGGAGCTAAAATGGACGAGAAGAAAGTAGATGATATGTCGATAGCGGGCGCAAGCTTGACTGTCACTATTGATGGTGTGGAATACCAGAAACGACCGGTGACGCTTGGCGATTATTCCGACCTTGAGAAGTACATCAAATCAGGCCGCATACAAGCGCTTCACATGGCGCTGGATGAGAGCAAGCCAGGGCGGATGCTTGTTGACGGCGTAAATGTCATCAAGAATCCCGAATACGAGGATTGGTTAGAGCAGAAGGCTACCATGACTATAGGTATCGCTCAGACCGCCATAACGGGCGCAGAACTGGATGCTGCCGCTGAAACGGTATCAGGGTGCAGATTTCTGTTTAAGCGCGCCCTGGATGGCAATACAAACCTTCCCGAAGGCGGTATTGACGCATTAGTAAGACCCGATAACGTTCGCGAGATAAGCACCTTTTTGATCGCCGACGAGGGCATACCAGAGGACGATGGCAAGACTGAGGCAGGTGATGACAGCCCTCCCGTGACCGAGGAGACGGATGGCTAACGTGGGATCGTTTATTCGCTCTCCTCGCCAGATACTACGGATTCACGCCCGATGTGGTCAAGGGCTTGACGCGCCGTCAGGCAAAGGGCTACCTGAACGCTATCATGGATATTGAAAAGCTGTTCGGACGTGGTGGGGGGTCTGGCTCTACTGGTCAACGCGAAAGCATGTCTGATGAAGAATGTGTGCAGGAATCTATGAGATATGGCCTGCCAGAGATAAAACTTCCAGAAGAAGGTGATTGACATTCCGCTAAAACTTGCAGAAGCATACATAGAGATTGGTGCTGATTCAACCAAGTTCAAGCGAGAGCTAGGTGCGGTTCAGCGCGAGCTTCAGCAAAAGACGCAACAGATGCAGGCGAATATGAGGGTAGCTGGGATGGCTATGGCTGGGGTAGGTGCAGCTATTACCGCCGGCTTCGCTAAGGCTGTCGTCACATTCGGGCAGTTCGAGCAGGTCATGGCTAATGTTGGCGCTGTCAGCAACGCTACAGGACAGGAGATGGAAAAGCTGACCGAGTTTGCTAAGAAGATGGGCGAGACTACTATCTTTACGGCGCGTGAGTCTGGCAAGGCTATGTATTTTCTCGCTTCTGCGGGCTTCTCAGCAGAGCAGCAGATGGCAAGCACTAACGCGGTTATGAAGCTGGCGGCAGCCACGCAGTCAGACCTTTCGGATACAGCGCGATTAACGGTATCATCACTGAAGGCGTTTAAGCTGGAGGCCAGCGAAGCCGATAGAGTCGTCAATGTCTTTGCCGCTGCCATCGGCGCATCGCAGGCTACGCTGGAAAAATTGAGCGTCGGTATCCCCATCCTGTCAACCAAGTTTAACGAGATGGGCTATTCAGTAGAAACGTCAACAGCGGCATTGAGTATCCTTATTGACCGCGGGCTGGATGCTTCCAGATCGGCAACTGGCCTGCGCATGTCTATGAACAGGCTAATTAGTCCTACTTCAAAGGCAAAGAAAGCCATTGCAGAGATGGGTCTGAGTATGGAAGAACTCAACCCGACAACAAATAAGCTGGTTGATATTGTCCGTAAGCTGGAAGATGCCAATATGACCGCGGCGCAGTCTATAGCAATATTCGGTCAGCGGTCGGAAGGCATGGCGATCTTGGTATCTAACGGCGCTGATGCTTTAGCGGAAATGGAAGCTGAAATCACAGGCACAACCAGAGCGGCAGACATGGCGTCTCGACAGCTTGATACACTCGCCGGTAAATTTGATCTCTTGAAATCTGCCGTTGAAGGCTTACAGATTAGCATTGCAGAGAAACTAGCACCTGCACTCGAAGGCATGGTTATATCTATGACTGAAATAGTCAATGGATTAAATCAGTGGACAAAAGCACATCCTGATTTGGCAAAGGCTCTTATTGGATTCACCGTTTTACTTGGCGGACTGGTTGGTACTGGTGGCCTATTGCTATTATTAGCGCCGTCAATACTCGCTGCAAAGACAGCTTTTATTGGTTTAGGCGTGGTACTTCCCGGAGTAGCATTAGGAGCCATTGCTGTTGCTGGCGGGATAGCCCTTGTTGTTAAAGAAGTAACACAATTCAATAAAGAAATATCGCGAATGAAGCATCGGTTTTTTAATGAGCAAGCCATAAAAGGGCAGGGGGAAGCCATAGCCAGCCTATATAAAAAAATCGGCACATTAGGTGAAAAAACACAAACAGTGTTTGGCTCAACAGAACAACTAAAAGCAGCGTCAACGGGGCTGTCTATTGTTGAGAAAACACTAGGTGACAAGATTCTGGTAACTGACAAACTGTTTGCAGAGATTACCGCAACATTGGGAGATACCGGCGGCTACATAAGCATGGCACAAGCAGCGGCAGAAATTACAGCAGCTATGGCAAAGGCGATAGGTGATGCCTCGGATGAAGCTGAAGGACTGGCAGAAGCACTTGCTAAACTACAGGATATAAAAGACCCCGCCTTTGGCGAGATACTTTTACCATCAGAACAGGTAGCTCCGCAGTTACGGCATACAATAGTTGGCGAGGGTCGTCCGTCGGGGGCAGCACGGAAAGCAGTACAGGATATACAATTTCCCGACTTTGGCGAAATACTGTTGCCATCAGAGCAGGTTGCCCCTCAGTTACGATCTACTATAGTTGGTGAGGGTCGCCCGTCGGCGGTCGCTGGGGCGTTTAGTCAGGCTGCGATAGCAGAGCGGCAGGCTTTCTATGACATGATTGGGCAGGAAGACAAAGATGCTGCCGCAAATCTTGTGAAAGAGACGAAGAAAGCGCTTGATGCAATAGAGTCGATCCAGATCAAGAAAGCCGAAGATGCAGCCGAGATTCGCGTTGCCTCTATGAAGAAGTCCCTTGACGAGATGGGTACATTCATAACCAATTTCACCGACGCCTTCAAGACGCGCATCTCAACAGCCTTCAGTGACGCCTTCAAGAACATGATCGACCCTAAGCATAAGACCAGCTGGAAGACCTTTTGGCACGACATGGGCGATATATTTATAGATGAAGTCACGCGCATGATCACTAGCGAAGCCTTCCGCGCGTTAAAGGCGTTTATAACAGGTCAGGAATACAGTGTTGCTGGTCAGGGTATATTTGGCGGAGGCGGTATACTGGGGACTGGCGGCGGGGACGGTGCAGGGTTAGGTTCTTTGGCAGGGGGTGGTGGAGGCGGTGGTGCGACTGGTATGACGAGCAGTGGCGGAACAATTGCAGGAATGAGTGTTGGCAATCCTTTGGCCTTGACTGCAATATTATCTATGGCGGCTGGATATGGAATTGCGAAAGGGGTCGGGGAGGAACATCCTCTTGCTTCATTTTTTCTTACACCGGGCTTAGGTGGTCAACTGGGGCGTGTATTAGCTGGAGGCGATATTTTTCCCGGCTTTGCAGAGGGCGGCATCGTCACCAAACCGACATTAGCCATAGTAGGCGAACGCGGCCCTGAAGAGATACGCCCATTGGGTCAAGCTAGTATGGCGGGTGGCAATACATACCACCTACATTTGTCTCACCCCGACGTTAAGCAAATTACCAGAGAGGAAATGGAGTATCTATTTGAGACTAAAGTTGCAGATGCTGAGATGTCTGCTAGAGCGAAGGGTTGGGTGGCCTGATGGCGGACGTGATGAGGCTGACAGACGGAGGGGACACGATTGACTTCAACCCACTAATAGACAGGCTAAGACAGCCTGATATGTTCTTCGAGGCTGAGAATGTAGCCACTGACGGCACATACTACAACTACCAACTTGGCACGCCTGTCAAATTCTACGAGGTAGGCGTGACTAATATCAGTGCTGCCAATGCTGTAATAATCAATTCATGGAACGAGGACAGGGACAGCCTGACATTTACGCCTGATCTGACAGGCGCGCCGGGAACGACCTATACAGTGAAGCTAATCAACAAATCGCGGCCACTTCAGGTAGTGCCTTATTCACCGTGGGGTACTTTAACGTATTATGGGACATTGCTTATAAGACAAGTTTGAGGAGGTTATTATGGCGCTTACAAAAGGCGGCGGAACGGTCGTCACAGATTGGACGGCAATTGCACAGAATACCGTGGCGGCGAGCGGTGAATTCGATATATCGGCTTCGTACAACCACGCATTCATAATTCAGGCGGCTTTAGATACCACTACCGCACACACTGGAACGGAATTCATAGTCCACGTAACAGCGCAGAACAGCGGCGACGAGGACTGGGCGGAATTGACGTCATTTGTCGCACTGGTAGGTACTGCGCTCACCGAGAATCTCACCAATAACCCCCTTGCGGCTGCCAGCACGACACTCACTATGGCGGATACGGCAGGCTTTGGGACATACGGCGCCGGCCCTACTCGCGATATTGACGAGATACCAGGCTGGCGGCTGATAGAGGATTCAACGCTTATCAACTCAGAGCTAATCTACCAGCTATCATTCGTTACAAATACGTCAATAACATTCGATGACGGCACAACCAATGCCCACGTCCAGAATACGCCGCTGTATAATATCGCCATCTCACGCACAATTAGTCTACCAGATTGGGTAAGCCGCGCGAAGGTGATCATTCATAACGCCTATGATGCTGATGGATCAACGTTGAACTATCGCATATTAGGCGGCACTATCACGGCGGTTTAACAATGCACGAGAAGCCAGCATTAGGCAATGAGCTAAATCAGAAGCACCACAGCAGTACCAAGATGGCTGCCGCGTGGGTGCTTAACGAAGCTGCCGGTGACATGATAAGAGATGCCACTGGCAACAGGAATACCGGCACGCTTGCTCCCACCGTATATGCCAACCTGAATGGCAGCTCCCAATACTTCTATCGCACTGACATTGACTTTCCAGAGAGCGGGATTACCGGCGCAAACGATTTCACCCTACAGGCATGGATATATCTCACGGATAATGCTGCTGGCGAAGGCGGGATCGCTGCCAAATATGCCGCCGCTGGTGACAAGATTATGTATTACTTCGCTGTCTACGACGACGAGTTACGCATACATATCTCCGACGACGGCGCGGCAGGCACGACAAAGACTACCGCGGGCTGTAATTTTGCCGTCAATACGTGGTATCATGTCGCGGTCGTCTACGATGCCAGTGCGGGCACGGCGGACTTCTACAAGGATGGCTCTTTCGTAGAGCAAGAGACAGGATTGCCTGTCACGATAGCAGACAAAGCTCCATCTTTTACCGTTGGCGCTATAGGCGGTAGCTCATACTTTCTCGGCGGCTTATATAACCTCTGCCTGTTCGACGACATGCGCTCTGCTGGCGAGATCGCAGTTTCTGCCGTTTCGTGGGATGAGGACTGCTCCGCTGAAGGGAACATTATCGGTCAGTGGATGTTCAATGAATCCGGTAGTGCTGCTGCTATCGACAATACGCAGGGTGACGCTGGCAGGGATTTGATACCTTATGACAGCACAGATGACCCTGAAAAATCTGTCTCTGCCATAACAGCAGGCGGGACAGAGGCCACATTAACTACAGCCGACGGCGCTGACGTATTCATAGACGGCGATGCCTTGCTGGTATCTGATGCCATTGGCTACGGCAAGCAGGGATTCGCCGATGGCACAGGCTCAGGAACGACTCTATTGGTAGACGATGGCGCAGGTGCAGCCGTTACGGACATCGAGAAGGTTGGTGTGAGCGTTGATTGTGATGCTACCTACTACGCTCAGGCTGCCAACAACGGTGTGCATGACATCACGACTGAGGATATTGGTATATGGGCGTGGGTGAAGATACCCGTTGGCATGTCTACGCATTCATTTATCGTGAGCAAGTGGGTCAGTGGTGCAGGTTCATATATATTATTTATTCAGTCCGGCGGGGGAATAAAAGCCAGCATAGGGGAGGGTGGTGATAATTATGACCTGTTAGGAACAACTGATCTGCGTGACAATGAGTGGCATTTTATAGCAGCGGTTTTTGACAAGAGCGATGCCGCAAACTGCAATCTGTATATTGATGGTGCCATTGAGCCCAAAACGACCAGTGGTGCATTGGCTCTTATTGGTTCATTGACAAATACGGCAACGCTGCAATTAGGGCGTAGGCCTGCTTATATTTGTGATGGCTCAATAGCCGAAGCTGGTATCTGCTACCCCGCCGACATCATGGCCGCTAACGAGATGGGTGCTGCTGGCGAGATATTGGCACTTGCTACCAATCCACATGATCCTACTGCCTGGCCAAATAGCGAGGATTACTGGTTATTGGATGAAAACACAGGGACTACACTAACAGGACAGAACAATAATCTCACACTATCCAATGCCGCAGCGTGGGATCAGGCAGCCTTCGTCAGCAAGAATCTACTTACTGACGCCGACATGGAATATGGGGGGATCGGCGGCTGGAAGGTCGGCGATGCGGCAACAACTATCAGTAAGTCCACGACACAGGTGCATGGCGATACTTATAGCCTGAAAGTCCTGAACGGGGATGCCAGCCAAGCCTTTGCCCGCCAAACTATTACAACTGTGGCAAGTGAGGTTTATGCCTTTCACGGGTGGTTTTATGCGCCCACCACAATAAACGGCGCAAGCCAATTGGTTGACGTTGATGCTAATCCAGCCCTCGGCATTACCTGTACCGTGGCGGGTATAGGTGCTGGCTGGAATGAAGTAGAGTTTTCCTTTGCGGCTGCCGATGCAAGTACAACTATCGACCTCGGTAGCGGCTCAGTAACCAATACCGAATTTGGCTATTGGGATGAAGTAAAACTAAGCGTCAAACAGACTCACTTTGGTATTACTGGCAGAGACACTACTTATATCGGCTGGCAGGGCGGCATACACTCACCAACAATACTGCTTGATGGGCGCGCCCAGTATGCCAGCATACCACATGCCGACGCTTTCAGCTTTGAGCATAACGATGCCTTCTCTGTGGGCGTATGGGTCAAGTCGTTAGAGACTACCGATTCCGTCTTACGTACTATCGTTGGGAAATATAGCAGCGGGTCGGTCGGCTGGCGACTATGCTGCGATGGTGCAACAGCAAACGACCCGATCATGTTCCAGATCAACGATGGCGCAAATACCGACTGGATACAGGTCGATGGTGATCTGCTTGGCGACCAAGAATGGCATTTCCTTATGGCAACCTACGACGGCTCGAACTCACCGAGCGGCATGAAGATATATATGGATGGCGTGCCGCAGACAACCTCAAACAGCAATGATGACGTAGTGGGAACTATTATCACTACTGGCGACTTGCTGGTAGGCACTGATGATTCAATCATAGATTACGTGAACGGCTTTGTGAACTGGCTGGCGGTTTGGCATAGAGCAATAACGCCAGTTGAGGTGCTAGAGCTACAGATAGAGCCGTTTTTGCCATTTACGCAGCCCCTTGATGGCGCGCTCAAGCACGGCGTTGAGCTATGGGGTAATTTCAGGGAGGCGCTTGCCCCTCCCCGCCTTACCCCTAGCAATGATCTTATATTCCGATTCACCTACGGCGGCAGTGACTATGATAATTTATTACCCGATTCGCGAGTACGCCGCAATGCGAGTATGGGCGCTGGCGAGGCGACAATTGTTTTGGATAATTCCAATGCAGCATGGAATGGTTTTCATGCTGGTAGGAATGTTCTTGGTGACGAAGGCGTTGTAACGATGCTACTTGATGATGGATTATCCACCAATACTATCAAGCTATTCACCGGAACTGTGATGCAAGTGGATTATGACGAGAACCGCGTAATTATCAAATTGCGTGATAAAATATACAGGGCTTTGCGCGTACGAATTGGCAGCGGTCAAGTACCTGCTATTGTAGATGGATATTCGCCCGGAAAGTTAGCATGGCATATATTAACTAATGAACCAGATGATCCATTTCCCGGCATGGGGTTGGATGACACCGAAAATTCTGGCAATATTGATATTGACTTTACTCAGCATTGGAATTGGCGCAACATGCTAAACGGTCAAGGTTATGAACTAGGGGCGAAACTTACTGGACAGACCGTCAAATGGGCTTTGGATCGTATTTCAAAGATGACCAATTCGTATATATGGCAAGGCGGTGATGGCAGGATAACATTCGCGCCGCCTCAAACAATCGGACGCATATATAGCGTTATGTCTACTGATGAAATTGGGCTTTCAATGGTAACAGATACCATTGTAAATGATATTACGGTTTATCACAATTACGATACGGACGACGGCACATGGGAAGGCCAGAGCGATACTGTTGGAACAGCGGGAACAATAGCAGGCGATAGCTGGACACAATATGGAAGAATAAGTGAGACTGATGATAGCAATATTATTTTTCACAATACAGCAGATAGTGCAGAAAATCAACTTGCTGAACAAATTACCACATACGCATCGCCTATTCGTATGTTTGGTATAAATGCTATGCTGCCAGCATTTGAGGATGATGTGGCGCATAAGATAATCGTTACAAAAGGGATTTATGGCGTTGCGGCGCAAATAGCTACTATAGAAGATATTACCTATGACCTAACTACAGCAAAGGTCAGTATACGCGCAAGGTGGGCTTGGTAATGAAGATAGACACAGGTATAGGGCTTAGACATTACAGGGACTTATTTGACGCAAAGGCGCACGAGAGTTCCGAGACCGTGCATCAGGTTGGCAGCATAGGCGATACTGGCAGTCAGGGTGATACCGGAAGCATAGGCGCAACTGGCGTAACCGGTGATCCTGGCGCAACGGGCAGCATAGGCGATACGGGCAGCATAGGCGATACGGGTGCAGGTGCTACGGGAGTTCAAGGTAACACTGGCAGTATAGGTGACACTGGCAGTATAGGTGATACTGGTGCTGGCGCAACGGGGGCAACTGGAGTAACCGGTGACCAGGGTGACACTGGCGTAACTGGCGACCCTGGTGCAACTGGAAGTATAGGTGACACTGGAATAACTGGTGACCCTGGCGCAACGGGCAGCATAGGCGATACGGGCAGCATAGGCGATACGGGTGCAGGTGCTACGGGAGTTCAAGGTAACACTGGCAGTATAGGTGACACTGGCAGTATAGGTGATACTGGCGTTGGTGCTACTGGTATCACTGGAGACACCGGCAGCATTGGCGACACTGGAAGCATAGGCGATACTGGCGTTGGTGCTACAGGAAGTCAAGGTAACACTGGCAGCATAGGTGATACCGGGAGCATAGGTGATACTGGAAGCATAGGCGACACCGGCACTCAAGGAGTTCAAGGTAACACTGGAAGTCAAGGGGATACTGGAAGCATAGGCGATACCGGCGTTGGTGCTACGGGAGTTCAAGGTAACACTGGCAGCATAGGTGATACCGGGAGCATAGGGGATACCGGGGTTGGTGCTACTGGCAGTCAAGGTGATACTGGCAGCATAGGCGATACGGGAGTAACTGGCGACCCTGGCGCAACGGGAGTAACTGGTGACCCTGGCGCAACGGGTGTAACTGGTGACCCCGGCGCAACAGGCAGCATAGGGGACACTGGGGTTGGTGCTACTGGTAGTCAAGGTGACACTGGAAGCATAGGAGACACCGGGAGCATAGGCGATACGGGCGTAACCGGTGACCCTGGTGCAACGGGTGTAACGGGTGACCCTGGTGCAACGGGCAGCATAGGCGATACTGGTAGCATAGGAGACACAGGCATAACTGGTGACCCTGGCGCAACGGGTGTAACTGGCGACCAAGGTGACACAGGCATAACCGGTGACCCTGGTGCAACAGGCGTAACTGGCGACCCTGGCGCAACTGGCAATATAGGTGATACAGGGGCTGGTGCAACGGGCGCAACTGGCGTAACCGGTGACCCTGGCGCAACAGGCAGCATAGGCGACACAGGCGTAACTGGCGACCCAGGGGCGACGGGCAGCATAGGCGATACAGGGGCTGGTGCAACGGGCGCAACTGGCGTAACCGGTGACCCTGGCGCAACAGGCAGCATAGGCGACACAGGCGTAACTGGCGACCCAGGGGCGACGGGCAGCATAGGCGATACAGGGGCTGGTGCAACGGGCGCAACTGGCGTAACCGGTGACCCTGGCGCAACAGGCAGCATAGGCGACACAGGCGTAACTGGCGACCCAGGGGCGACGGGCAGCATAGGCGATACAGGGGCTGGTGCAACGGGCGCAACTGGCGTAACCGGCGACCCTGGTGCAACTGGCAGTATAGGTGATACGGGAGTAACCGGTGACCCTGGTGCAACGGGCAGCATAGGCGATACTGGTAGCATAGGAGACACAGGCATAACTGGTGACCCTGGCGCAACAGGCGTAACTGGCGACCAAGGTGATACTGGCGTAACCGGCGACCCTGGTGCAACTGGCGTAACCGGTGACCCTGGCGCAACGGGCAGCATAGGCGATACCGGAGTTGGCGCTACAGGTATCACTGGAGACACTGGTGTAGGTGCTACGGGTATCACTGGAGACACTGGAGTCGGAGATACCGGGGTTGGTGTTACTTATCCTCCTCTTTACATTGATACTGTTAATAATCGTGTTGGTGCTAACACTAATTCACCTGACAGAGGATTAGAGAGTCTGGATGCCAGCAACCCACAATTACGCTTGACTCATACGGATAATACGCACTATGCTGATTTGCAAGCTGATAATGCTGGTAGTTTGATTATTACTCCTTCTGGGGCGCAGGTGGTTGTAGAAGGAGCTATGAGTGTCTATGATCTGGGTATCCGTGACCGGGCGGCATATAGAAGTGACGTAAATCTTACTCATGAATTCCAGAACGCTTTTGCGAGCAAGGAATATGTTTATAGCAGAGACTTTGATACTGTCAAAAGTGGCGTCCTTGCACATATCGACTCAGACGACCAAGGCGATAATGCCTATGGTGTATGGGGCGATGGCAGGTTTATCTATCTAGCGAATTACACTGGTGGTCTGCATGTCTATTCTGTCAGCACTGCCGGTATATTGACACATATCGACTCAGACGACCAAGGTGATGAAGCCCGCAATGTATGGGGTGATGGCAGGTTTATCTATCTAGCGAATGGTGGGGGCGGCCTGCATACCTATTCTGTTAGCACTGCTGGCGTATTGACACATATCGACTCAGACGACCAAGGTGGTGTTGCCTATGACGTATGGGGCGACGGGCGATTTGTCTATTTAGCGAATGGTGGGGGCGGCCTGCATACCTATTCTGTTAGTGATGCTGGTATATTAACCCATATAGACTCAGACGACCAAGGTGATAGTGCTATAAGCGTATGGGGCGACGGCAGGTTTATATACCTAGCTAATTCTGCGGGCGGTTTGTGCACCTACTCTGTTAGTGACGCTGGCGTATTGACATATATCGACTCAGACTTTCAAGGCGATAATGCTTGGGACGTATGGGGTGATGGCAGGTTTATCTATCTAGCGAATCGTGGGGGCGGCCTGCATACCTATTCTGTTAGTGATGCTGGTATATTAACCCATATAGACTCAGACGACCAAGGTGGTACGGCTTGGAGCGTATGGGGCGACGGCAGGTTTATCTACTTAGCGAATGACGACGGCGGGCTGCATACCTACTCTGTCAGTGCTGCTGGCGTATTGACGCATATCGACTCAGACTTTCAAGGCGATAATGCTTGGGACGTATGGGGTGATGGCAGGTTTATCTATCTAGCGAATTACACTGGTGGCTTACATACATATTCACTAGATGCTGCCTATAGTTATGACAAAGGTAATCAGGAACATGCCTTCGTTGGCGATACTTTAATTTCCGATAACCTTGTGTCGAATACATATAACTTCGCTGCCGATGGCGAAGCAAGCGATACCTATGTGATAACGCTATCTCCTGCACCTGCTGCGTATACGACAGGCATGATGATAACATTTACGGCAACTACCGCTAATACTGGGGCATGTACCGTTAATGTAAATGCTTTAGGTGCGGTATCTCTTAAATCCCTTCATGACCAAGACCCACAAGATAATTATATTGAAGCTGGTAGCGTAGTGGTTGCGGTTTACGATGGGACTAATTTTCAAATAATTAGTCCTGACGCTATTGGAAGACAAGGTGATACCGGAAGCATAGGCGACACTGGAAGTATAGGGGACACTGGCGTTGGCGCTACAGGTAGTCAAGGTGATACCGGAAGCATAGGTGATACTGGAAGTATAGGGGACACCGGTGTTGGTGCTACAGGTAGTCAAGGTGATACCGGAAGCATAGGCGACACTGGAGTTGGTGACCCTGGCGCAACGGGCAGCATAGGCGATACTGGCAGTCAGGGCGACACTGGCATAACTGGCGACCCTGGCGCAACTGGCAGCATAGGCGATACTGGCAGTCAGGGCGATACTGGTAGCATAGGGGATACGGGCGTAACCGGCGACCCTGGCGCAACAGGCGTAACTGGCGACCAGGGCGACACTGGAATAACGGGTGACCCAGGGGCGACGGGCAGTATAGGCGACACCGGAAGCATAGGCGATACTGGTGTAGGTGCTACGGGAGTTCAAGGTAACACAGGAAGTCAAGGTGATACTGGGAGCATAGGCGATACCGGCGCTGGTGCTACGGGAGTTCAAGGTAACACTGGAAGCATAGGGGATACTGGTAGCATAGGCGACACTGGCGTAACTGGTGACCCTGGCGCAACAGGCAATATAGGTGATACAGGGGCTGGTGCAACGGGGGCAACTGGCGTAACCGGTGACCCTGGCGCAACTGGCAGCATAGGCGACACTGGCGTAACTGGCGACCCAGGGGCGACGGGCAGCATAGGTGACACAGGCGTAACCGGTGACCCTGGCGCAACGGGCAGTATAGGTGACACTGGCGTAACCGGCGACCCTGGTGCAACTGGCGTAACCGGTGATCCTGGCGCAACAGGCAGCATAGGCGATACTGGCAGCATAGGTGATACTGGCAGCATAGGTGATACTGGGAGCATAGGCGATACCGGCGCTGGTGCAACGGGCGCAACTGGTGTAACTGGCGACCAGGGCGACACTGGAATAACTGGCGACCCTGGCGCAACGGGCAGCATAGGCGATACAGG